GGGGCTTTTTCGTTATGGCCCTTCGACAAGCTCAGGGTGACATTAAACTTCGCCTTCCAGCTCGGTATCTGGATCGGGGCGAGGTATGAAAGTGCGGGAGGTGTCTGCGGTGGTGTAGTCCTCGCAGCTCAGCTCGTACTCTACCCTGCGGATACGCAGGTCGGTGCGGCGCTTGTCGGTACCGGCTGCGGTTCGGGTCAGGGGGCCACAGCTGTCGATCAGCACGTCGACCTCCTCGACCGGATCAGAGCCAGCCACCTGCATAATAAAGGTCGGGTTCCAACCTTCCAGTGCGTCCTGCACCATCTGCTCTATCTCGTAGTACTCCAGCCCTTTTTGCCTTACTGTCTCCGGTGCCAGATTGTTGGTGCCACTATAGGGCGCAAATACCAAGCTAATGCCGATAACGCCTTCGCCTATCTGACAGTTCTCGCCGGAGGCGCTGAACTTGAACCGGCTCAGGTCGAGCAGGGCGCAGGGATACGATAATGCAGGCACTTCTTCGTCGAGCTGTCCGAGGTCGTGATCTACCAGGCGGAGGACTTTCTTGTCGTCCTTTTTGATGTCGGCAAGCTGTTTCTGAATGCCGAGGAATATGTGGGACATAATGGCCCGTGTGGTTGTATCCATAGCTAGTTGAAAATTTTCTTTATTGCTTTTACTACTTCCCTTTCAATTGAATTCCACAGCACCGGACTGTCCTGCGCGTCTTCGGGCATGAACTGGCGCTTTGGTATGCTGACCCGGCGCTGGTGCGCTTTGACCTGTGTAGTGCCGGTGAGGACATCGACCCGGCGGGTGCGCTCTGTGCCGCTCTTTGTGTACCTGCCGGTGCCCACGCGGGCCTGCTCATACTTAAAACGGGTATACCCCTTGACGCTGACCGTACCATTAAAGCCTCTATTATGCACGCGGGCATAAGGTGAGGAGGAATAAATGCGGACCATGAAAGGGCCAATCTCGCTGCCGAAGCTGCGCCGGAGGTTGCCTTTGTCGACGAGCACGGTGGTGCCTTTGCGGTTAGGCTTCCACTTGTTGAAGGTGCGGCCCTGCCAGCCCTGTGCCCGAAAGTTGCCATCGATAAAGCGGAGGGCCTTGTTACGGGCCATACGCGGGAACTCGTCGCGGGTGTAGCGCAAAAGCTCGTCCGCTAGTTTGTTGAACTCCCTGTCGATGTTATTGGCATCCATTTTATTTACTATATTTGTTGTGAATTAGCCAACGGCCCGGAGGTACCTGAGTAAGGTATGAGCTTCGACAAGCCGGTGGCTAATTTCTTTTATAGAGCAATATTCCTCTCCGGCTCATTATCGTCGACGACTCATTCAACCTACCGTTCTGCTCAAATATGTGCGCTGAGAAAGCCCGGTCGCCATCTACCTGCACAGCATAAGGATAGTCTTCATAATACTTGATGTAGATGGTGGTCAGCTTGCCATTTTTGCGCACGCTCCATACTTCGTCGGGTTGGGCAACTATATCGGGCAGGTTTGTTACCATGCGGTAACGGCTGTCGGTGTTGTCCTCCATCACATGGATACGCATGTCGTTGTTGAAGCGCAGCGTATTGCCCAGCACGTCTTCCACATCGAAGCTGCCGCGGAGGTTACCACCGCACTGCTCTTTCCACCATGCGTTTGCAGCTTCCTTGGTAGCCATTACTTTGGCAGGCAGGAAGTCGTTGGTCGCATATAATCCTTTGACCGAAGGCATGGCATAGTTACGCTCGGCAGTAAGGTCTTTCTGTTGTTGCAGGTTATTGACAAAGTAAGTGCCGCGCTCGTCGAATACGGTGCGCGTAATGCCGCTGTTCTGCTCAAAGTAGGGCTTAATCTTCGCCTGGTCGATAAGCATGCCGACATCACCGCGCTGGCGCTGCTTTACGTTACGGGCGATACCCGGCACAACAGTGCAGCGGCAATTCCAACCGAAAGGAGGCCAGAGCCTACCCCAAACCGCGTCGGTCTTTTTGGCGGTGTAGCCGTCGAGTACTGCGTGCTCGGGGCGGACCTTGTCGTCGTGCACGGTGCTGATCTGCAAATAGTCGTCGTCGGTGAATTCGTCCCACTTGCGGGCCATCTGAGCAGAGGCGACAGCGTGGTCGTACTCGGTCTCCAGGTGGACCTTGTTGAAAATGCCTCCAGCCATAGCCACGTCGTCGCGGAACTGCTTAAACGGCTTGACCTTGCCATCTGCTCCGATCAGCAGCTCGTTGTAAATCTTGACCTGCTCCAGCGACTTGGCGGCGCTGAAGGCGTAGGCATTCTGGCGCATGTAGATAGCTAGATTGTTGTTCGGGTCGCCATAGTCGAACGTCTTGCCGCCTAAACCGCCGAAAACGCCCTTCATTAGGGTCTGGGCAGTACTTTGATACAGCTCCATAGGGATAGAGCCTGCTTCCAGCTTTTTATCGTAGAGCTGGCGGGCCAGCCGGTTGATAATGTCTGCAAAGGGGTCTTCCCCAGCAGCGAGTATGGTGCCGGATCCAGGCATATGATACCCGCCGCAGCTTGTGCAGCGACCGCTATAAAAATTACCGATAGCCCTCAGCTGAGGGCCTACCCGAAAAAACCGCCAAATTCAGCTTTCATGCGGGTGATCACGGCGCTGGCTAGTGCTTCAGCGTCCGGTGTCTCGGGCTGCTTCTTTTTGCCACGCTTCGGCGGCGTGCCGCTATTATTACCAGCATCGTCGTCTGCTGGCTCGGCTCCGAGCTTTTTAACAATAAAGACCTCTTCGCCATCTTTGGGCATTGGAATTCCGAATGTATCATAAAGCCACTTTTTAGGTACTGGAAGGCCGCGGTCGAGCAGCTCTTTAACCACGTCCATCAAATCGGACAGGAAATTGATATCGGTCTCTATATCGAAGAAGAACTCGCAGCCCTCTACGTCGTAGCCGTAGGAGCGGAGTATGTTCATGAAGTGGTCGGAGTTGAGGGCATCGACGAGGTCGTCCATGTCGTCCTTGATCAGCTCCAGCTGCTGGAGGGCATGGGTCTGCGACTTGGCCCCGGTGCCGTTCTTGCCGTGTCCGGTGGTCTCAGTATTGCCGAGTACGACAACGCTCAGCTCTTCGTTGCATGCCTGCCTGAACGTCTCCTGAAGTTTACCGTCGCCATTGGCCAGCTTGCCGTCTTCGAATTTGATATCCATCTCCTCGGGCACAGCCATGCGCATGGAGTTGCCGATGTTATCCAGTATCTTCTTGGCTGCCAGCTCGGCCTGCGTATTGTAGCCCTTGTACTTCAGGATAATGGCAGGAGTGCCAAAAATCTCAATGTATTGCGCCCAATCTGAGACAACTCCCTTTTTGAGCATCACGATGTAACCACATACCAGCAGCAGGCCGAGGTCTCCAGGCTCACCCAATATCCAGACATTCGAAAGGTCGCTATAGTCGATGCCCTCGTCGAGACCGGTCTGCTCAAAGGTTATCTTTTGCGTCTTGCGCTTGATATGCTTCTTCGGGATAAGGTTAAAGCTTATGTTCTTACCGGGTACAAACTCCAAACCGTTAATGCCGTACATCTTGGCCCACATGATCTGGCGCATGATGTCTTTCAGAGGTTTGGAACGGCAGAGCTTGTCGAGGTCCTTGCGCTGCTCTCCCTTAGCGTCGCGGCATACGAGCTTTTTATTGACCACCTGCGATATGCGCTTCTTGATAATACCAAACAGGTGGCCATCGAGGAGCGCATCTTCGAACACGTCGATAAGGCGGCTGTTATTGGGGTAGTATACCGACTCGGCGGCGATGTGCGCCCGGCGGAGCGTACCTCGGTCCTTTGGTGAGCGGTCGGTGGAGCGGATCATGAGCCGCGAGGTCACCTCCTCGGTCTTTGTGCCGTTTATGGGCTTATTGCTGTCCTGAGTGGAAGCTGCGCCAGTGCGCTTTTTATCGTTAATAGCCATAGCTGATAATTGCTAATTGATTAATAGTAATTGTTACGGAGCGGGTTAGACTGTATGGTGATATTGAGCGGGTCGGGCGCTGTATCGTTTTCGGGGTTTCGGTAAGGCCACATCGGATTGACCTGCCCGGATTGGATTTTGGTAAGTGTGGCGATAGCATCCTTGTAGCGGGAGCGGATAGCCTCGTAATTGACCGCGACATTACACAGGGATACCAGCTGCCAGGCTGCGATATCTTTCAGCAGGTTAGAGAGCGCTTTGTCGGTAAAGGTTGCAGCTGTATCGTTTTCGACCGAACCGAAGAGTGCAATCAGTTCGAATTGGGACAGATACATCTTTGCTTCTGCGATGGCATTGTCAATAGCATTAGCCACGATACTGTCGTCGTCGCGGGTGATCTCATTGATTACTTCCTCATACAATCGGGTGTAGAGGTCTGTTTTTACTATGATGGTAACGTATCCCATAAAGGTGGTTTGTGCCGGTTTTAAAGTGCTTTTAATAATACTTCGAAGAGTTGCGGGAACGCGGTATCGCGGTGAAGCTGCTGGCATTCTCGGTGACCGTTTTCTGGTCTATTATCCAAACGGCACCTTCTATACAGTCGGGGCCGTCCAATTCCTTTGACGTAGGCTTTGCGGATTTGAACTGAGCCTCCAGCCTTTTCATGTGTGGGTTGTCCTGTTCGGCTTTGTTGAATATGAGCCGGTTCATACGGTTGAGCGGCTCCAGCACTGACTCAATTCGGAACCACTTCTCGGGCTTCTTACGGGTGTCGGGTGTAATAGGCAGCACGCTGCCCTGGTCCCTGCCGTGCTCATATACGAGCTTCAGGAGCACCTGCTCATAGAACGGGTCCTGTAGGGTGTTATTCTCGACCATGAAGTATGCAGGGCACGCTTTGTTGATATAGTCGCGGCAAGCATAGAAGGAGGCTATGAATACGCTGTTACTCATGACATCGAGGAAGCCAGTGTAAACATAATAGGTCTTGTCCTTGCGGCCCACGACGAAAACTGCCTTTCGGGAGTTGCTGAGGTTGGACTTCTGGCCGGGGCGGTCCTTGTTGCTGGTGGCGGGGTCGGCGTATACTACGACGAATTGCAGCTCCCGAAGCGGAGGGCATGCACCCCACGTTATTTCGGGGAAGGTCTTGCCGGTGCTCATGGGGTTGTTGAAGTACTCTCCCTGAGCATTGGCGTAGGAAAGGCTATTGATCATTTCGTCGATCATTTCCTCGGTGTTCTTTTCGGGCCAAGTGCTTTTGCCCTGCTCGTCGCGTATGTTGACAATGTCCTTGTCGTTAGCCATCTGACGGGCACGCTCGGCGAGGCTGTCTTCCGCTATCTTGTTATTGTCGAAAAAGATAAAGTACGGGCGGGCAATCTCCACGGTAGGGATAACCGCTTTCTCTACCCAGTCCCAACACTCCTGCACGCGGTCGGGGTTGCGGCTGCGTTCGTCGTCGTCCACGTCGTCGAATATGATGCAGTTAACGCGCATTTCTTCTGTGCGGGCACCGCGTGGGTTTTGCTCAGCACCGACGGCGGCGAAGGTGGCATTCTTCTTGGTAATGAAGAGGTGGCTTTCCCACGATCCGAGGTTCTTCTGCTCTCCATAGTCGGCAATAATTCGCTGGTTCGCCTCCAAGTTGGCGCGGTATGGCTTCAGCAGCTTGATAGCGTTGGACTCTGTTTTTGAGATCAGCAGGCAGTTAGGTGTGAAGCCCTTGGCAAACATGAGGTAAAACACCTCCAGCATGCGGCGCGTAGATTTAGACAGCCCGCGTGCCCACATACGGGAGCCGTAGAACTTGCCATGCCCTTTTGCGACCATTTCGTCGTAAGCTTTCACTATGCGCTTAGTGGCATTAACCTGAAACTTTGCAGACCTGGCAAAGGCATACCGGGGGAAGTAGTAACTGATCCATTCTTCGGGGTCTGCCTCCAGCTTAGCTATGCGCTTTACTTTGACATCGGCAGGCTCGTTGTCGTCGACGGGGGTGCTTCGTGCAATGTTGTCGACGAGTTTGAGGTATTCCTCCTCCAGCTCTTTGGGCGACCGCAGCTTCTCCATGTGTGCTCTCATGTACTACAGGTTTTCTTTTATGAATGCAGTGAACAATGGGGCCACCTGTTTTGCGAGGTCAAGGTTCACCTTCGACAGGAAGCCAAGGAAGAGCGTGCCGGTCTCGTACATCTGGCCGGGTGTGGTCTTGGTACGCAGATAGGCGATGGCCTTGGTGATCTTGATAATGCCATCGGCATCGGGGTTGGTGTTGGGGTCTTCGTCGTCGAGCGCCTCGATAGCTTCGTCGTTGAGCTTTTGCAGTATTCTCTGCAATTGCGCGATCTGCTTTGCATTGTTGGCATTAAGGGAGGTCTTCAGCTCTCCCCACTTACCCTCCTTAACCCAGCGCACCATTGCCTGCTCAGAAATGCCTACCTCGGCAGCAATCTGTTTTTGGTTCATTTCGCTGTTGAGGAATAGCAGCTCAGCCAGTTCCTTTTTTTTCTTGTTTGAAAGCGCCTTTTCAGCCATAGGTCTGCTCTTGTTTTTTTTGAGTTGTATGGTAGTTGCCCCGACCCCGCAAAACGGCGGGAATATCGAGATAGTACAAAGTTCATTTATTGATAGCGCAGAAATGGCTGGAAGCCGCGTGGCTGGCTGCTTTCAGCCTGTGATAGCCTGAGGGCTGGCAGAGGTCCGGAGTTGATTTGTAAGGGTGATTTTGGGTGCGCAATTTTACATCGTTCACGCTGCTTCTACCGGGAAGGCCGCCGCTGAATAAAGTAAGTGGCGGCCTTTTTAAAACAGCATAAAAACAGTACCAATGTCAAAAGCCTCAAAGCAGTACATTCTCTCCGACAGCTCAGTAAATGAGTATGGCTTTCGCCTCCTTACCTCCGGTTATCAACTTGCTTCGTTTGCGAAGAACCCGATCGGGTACTATATGCACAAGCGTGAAGACGGTGTGGCCCTGAAATGGGAAGACCTGCATATAGATGGCGACAACGTGGTGGGCACTCCAGTTATCAACATGAGCAACGCCCGCGGGCAGCAACTCGTGGACGAAGTGGAGAATGGCTTCCTGAATGCTGCCAGCGTGGGGCATATAGTAGTGCTGGAGTACAGCACGGACCCTGAAATGATGCTGGCGGGACAAACCGGCCCAACCATTACCAAGTGGTACAACAAAGAGTGCAGCCTGGTAGATATACCTGGAAACGCAAATGCACTTACCTGCCTTTATGACAACGACGGCAACGAAATGAAGCTGGCGGACCTCATGGGCGGCAAAGAATCGCTTTTAAACACCAATAATAGTATGGAAAAATTCGAACTGTCGCTTGAAGAAATCAAAGCGCTGGGCCTGAGCGGCACACCCGATGCTGCGGCCATAAAAATGGGTATCCGTGACCTTGCGGCAAGAGCCGAGAATGCGGAGAAAGCACTTGCAGACCTGCAAGACGAGACAACAGCCAAGGAGGTATCCGACCTGCTGGACAAAGCTCATGATGACAAAAAGATCACTACCGAGCTGAAAACAGTCTTAGCCTCACAGTATGCCGGTAAGCCGAAGGAGCTTGCTATTGTGCTGAACTCTATCCCTGCCTTCGTAAGTGTTAACGAGCATCTAACCCAAAAAGATAAAGGCACCCGCACGCCACGCGTTCAGGAGCTGATGTCTAAAGGCTGGGATGCCCTGCACAAAAAGGGAGGGCTTGCCGAGCTGAAGGCTGCCGACGAAGAAGCTTACAACGAGCTGTACAAAGGCAAGCACGGTCACTACCCTAACCAAAAGACACCTCCTAAAAAGTAACCAAAGCAATAACCGGGTACGAAGCAACGCAAAAACAAACCATCATTAACCAACCTTTTTAGAACAAATAGTATGAAACCACAATTCAGAATCCCGAAGTTCCTCAGCCTGACCATGCTCTGCGCTGTGCTCGTGCTTGCCATCGGCAACGCCCTCGATGCTTTCCACACGCCAGGCGGTGGCCTAGGTATGGCAAGCCTTATATTCGTAAAGAGCCTGTTCTCGGCGAACATGGGCGGAAGCGGTCACCTTGCCGGTATACAGGTGGAGGTGTGGAATAAGCACATCGAAGAGAACCTGTATGCAAACAATGAATTCCTGCTCTCAATGGAAGACCTGAGCGAGTACGTGGAGTTTAAGACCTGTCACCTGCCACAGGCTGGCGGCGACCCTAACGTGGTGAAGAACCGCTCTAAAGGTGGTGCGGCAGTAAACACCAACCTGCGCACGGATACTATCCTGGACTTTAGCATCGACGAGTATACTACCGATCCGTTCCTGATCACCAATGCGGAAGAGGTGGAGCTTAGCTACGACAAAATGAGCAGCGTGCTTTACAGCCATGAAATGCAGCTCCGCAAGGTAATAGCAGGCAACATACTTGTGGACATCGCCCCAACCGGCACAGCTACGTTGTCAGGTGGTGCAACCAATGCCAACCTGCTGCGCTCTACCGGAGTCGTAAACAATGACCCCGCAGACGTAAAATCAGCGCCTAGCTACCTGACAGGTACTACAGGAAACCGCCTGAAGTTCACCCTTTACGATATCAAAGCGGCATGTGCCCTGTTTGATACGCAGGACATTCCTGAAGAGGACCGCTTCATGATCATGAGCGCACAAGCTAAGCAGCAGATCATTGACGACTTGATGGCAACCAAGTACAGGGGCGAAGTGGGCGACGTGTTCGACACTGCAACCGGAAGGATAGACAAGCTGCTGGGCTTCAAAATCTATGTGCGCAGCTCAGTATGCCGCTACGACAATACCGCAGGCACTCCAGTGGTAAGGGCTTTCGGCTCAGTAGCAGCAGGTGACGACAATGACGCAATCCTGTTCTGGCACAAAGCATTCGTGGCAAAAGCTATCGGCGATATCCACGTATATGAAACGCCAAACAGCGCAATACACTACGGCGACGTATACAGTGCCCTGGTACGTATGGGTGCAAGCAAAAAGCGCACGAGCGAGCTGGGTGTGGGTGCCATAGTGCAGACCGCAGCAGCGTAGTCCTTCTACAAGCTCTTATAATGCCAATTACCCCGCAGCCTACCCGGCGCGGGGCATTGGCGGCAAAAAAACTTTCCTTTTATGAAAAAGCTATTTATGGCAGCAGTTTTGTTCGGTGGGCTTGTCGGGTCCACGGCTGTCTTACTTTCTAATGCACCTTCTCCTGGAGTAAATGTGCCATGCGTGACCAGCACGTACTACAACACCAGCACAACCTCGCCCATTGCTTATGGCAAGGCGGATACTGTGAACGGGGCGGTTACAGATACGTTCAAGATCGCGTCGAGCTGTAGCCCGAAGAGCATCACATTCACCAATGACTTCTACAAAGTGGCGGGCAGCCCGACCCTGACGGTGGCGTGCTATGCCAGCGCAAACGGCGGAGCCAGCTATGGCACCACAGCCATTGCGACGTTCACTGCATCGCCTACGAGCCTAACCGTTCCGGTAACGCAGACGTTCGTGGTTAATAACCCGTATGGCGGCAACCCCTACACGAATTATATGTGGGTGGCTACAGGGGCAGCATCGAATACAGGGAGCTGGAAAGGCTCTGTAATGGTGAGATAGTAAGCACAACCCTAAATTATTTCAAAGCCCGGTACCGTAAATGGACCGGGCCTTGGTGGCAAAACAAGTACCACATTTTTAACTATGGTCGGCACAGTGCAGTTGCGGGTGATAACACCTAAGATACCGAGGATACCGGGCACATTGGTCTACTTTATTTCCTTCTTCAGCATGCTACTAGCGACAATATCAGGTACAGAGGTTTCGGTGGGTCTCAGCATACTGGTGGGAGCACTGGCAGCAGTGGACCATGTACTGAAGATACACTGGAAGCTGCGTCAAGAGCGTGAGCGAAGGGCCAGCGCGAAAAAGGACCAGGTAGCCGAAACAGAAAAAGACTCAGAAGATGAAGAAGAATAACGACTGGAGCTGGCTCATAGTGACCATGACCATACTCCTTTCCCTCGTAGGGTTTGAAGCTTATGGTATGATAACCGGCAAACCGGTGCAGGCAAGTGGCCTGATCATAGGCGCACTGATCGTAAAGCTGGGCACCATGATAGACTTCCGCTGGGGAAGTAGCAAGGGCAGCAAGGATAAAATGGAAATGCTAACCAACAAAGAGCAGCAGCAATGAGACCATACTTAAAATATTCGAACAGCCTTTTAGCGGCTATTATCTCCTTCGTGCTGGCGATAGCTTTTTCGATAGCCGGATGCAAAACGACCAAGATCGTAACCGATAATACTGCGGTTCATAAAAGCGATACCGCTGCGAGTTGCGACTCTCAGACGGTCAATAAAGGGAGTGCACAGGGTAGCTCTGTAGAGAAAAAGGATACGGCGATCACGGTACCAGGTGGCGAAACCTCGCAGGACTTTACCGACATAGACCTGAAGCCAGCCGTGGACGCGGCGGGCGATACCGTGGGACGCTTTTACCGCTTTGACCAAGGGCATGTGCACGGTGAAGTAACCGTGGACCCAAAGGGCAAGGTGAATGTGAAGTGCAAGGCAGACTCGCTCCAGATGGTGATCAGGAACCTTGTGCGGGAAAAGTACTGGCTGATGCAGTGGAAAGACAGCACCGTCTTTGCCAGCAATTACCACGAGAGCAGGACCGACAGCACCCACCTGAAGACGGTGATAGCGCAGGAGACAGGCGGATGGCTGAAGCAGGCAGGGCGCTGGGTGTGGAATGTGTTCGCGGTCTTCGGCATACTGTGCCTGGTGTGGATAGGACTCAAAATATATACAAAGGCGTGAACACGGCAATAATGCTCATAATCATTATCGCGGCGCTCACATCGGGCTTGATGCTCGGGGCATGGATGGGCTACAGGGTGAATGCCGGGAGGCTGAAGCCGGACGAGCTGCTTTGTGTGACTGATATCATAGTGGAGCAGGCTTTTGACGGTGAGCACAGTGACCAACGGATATACGACATAGTACGCAGGCAGCTGAATGAGCTGCGCGAATACATGGAAGGAGAGACAAAGCTGGAGGAGCTGAGCATGGCCCTACAGCGGATTATAAAATCGGTAAAATCGAAATGATGGAAGCAACATCACCAAAACCAAACCTCGCAGCCCTTGCGCTGCAAATAGCAATAAGCCAGATAGGCCAGCAGGAGACCCCAAAGGGGAGCAACCGCGGCCCGATGGTAGATAAATACCAGATAGCGGCAGGATTGGCGCTACCTGCAAAGGGTAACGGCTTCCCGTGGTGTCAGTCGTTCATGTATTGGTGCTTAGGCGAGGCGGCGAAGCAGCTATCTATTCCTAACCCGATGCCGCGCACAGCTGGCGTGCTGGATTGCTGGAACAAGACAGCTACATCTACGAAGTTCTTCCAGCTGGAGGCTATGGCCCGCCCCAACTTCATACTGCCGGGTATGCAGTTCATAATGAAGGAAGGCCCGACCATAGGACATACCGGCATAGTGGAAAAGGTGATCAAGTCGCCACGCGGCTGGGAGGTGCACACTGTAGAAGGTAATACCAACGACGAAGGCAGCCGCGAAGGGTACGAGGTGTGCCGCAGGGTACGCAAGGTGTCCTCGTCGCTTATGCTGGGTTATATCCGGTACGATATCAAGCCGGACCACGCGCCGACAATGCAGCCACTAACCGAAAAGAAGCAAGCTTAACCTCTATTTATAACCATTTTAAAATCGTTTTAAACTCCAGTTTATGGATACTACAAAAACTATTAATCTGAGGCGTGCGAGTTACTTCGTGAGCCACCCGAGCGCTGAGGCGTTCTTCTTTACCAGCGACGACCAGGCATTTGCCGACGAGAATGCAGCACGATCGCATGCTGATATCATTAAAAAGCGCAAAGGCAAGAGCGACGCTGTGGTGACCATTACCCGCGAAGAGGCTGCTGCATGGTCGGCCGAACAAACTGGCGAAGATGGTGGCTCTGGTTCTGATACTGGCAACTCTGAAGAAAAGAGCGCCGAAGTAATTGCTGCCGAGCTGAAGCTGGGCGAGGCAAAGGCTGCCCTGGAAGCAGCAAAGACTGCGCAGAGCAAGCTGCCGGGCAATACCGGAGCTGCGAAAAGAACTGCGGCTGAGCAGGCGGTGAACGAAGCCGCTGCTGCTGTAACTGCTGCCGAGGAGGCGCTGGGTCTTTTGACCAAAAAGGCCGACGGGCCAACGACGACAAACTAAGCTTTTGTCCCGATTGCCTCCTACCTCTGCCCCGCTGCCGTAAATGGCGCGGGGTTTGGAGGTGCAAACCGTTCGATAAACTCACGGTGACAAATCATTTAAAACGCAAAAATTTTGAACTATGTCTAATCGCGGCATTAACATTACTCTCGGCAGTGGGAACCTGAGCGCCACTCAACAAACGCTGGACGGCATTGCCGGTATGATATTGACCGGCGCGGACGACACAGGGGGCTATACCCTTGGCGACCCTTTACTGCTGACCAGCCTGGAGGACCTGGACGCAGCGGGTATCACTTCTGACGACAACCCCTTTGCCTACAAAGAGGTAAAAGAGTTTTACGACGAAGCTGGCAAAGGAGCAAGCCTGTACCTGATGCTGGTGGCGGATACCATGAGCGTGGCACAGATGTGCGACAAGACCAATAGCGGCGGAGCTATTAAGCTTCTGAACTATGCGCAAGGTGCTATCTGCATACTTGGCGCTATGAGCGACGACGTGGCCTACACCGCAGGCGGTGGTACCGTAACGACAACCACGGCGATCAATGGCGCGTGCATTACCGCGGCTACCAACTTGAAGGCTATGGCTGCGGACTACTTCGCCGCACAGACACCGTTCCGCGGACTGATAGGTGCAACCTCTTACAGTGGCGTGGCCGCAAGCCTGCCGAACCTGTTGCAGGGGAGCAACAACCGCGTGGGCTTTGTGCTCGGCGATACAGTAACCGGTTCCGGTGCAGCGCTGGGTCTTGCCCTTGGCAGGCTGGCGAAGCTGCCGGTGCAGCGCAAAATGAGCCGCGTGCTGGATGGCCCACTGGCCAATACTTCGGCATTCCTGGGCACTTCTACTGTAGAAGATGCGAGGGGAACGCTGCAAACCATACTTGACAAAGGCTTTATCAGCTGGTTCTTGTATCCGCGTAAAACGGGATACTTCTACAACGGCGACGCTACCAACAGCCCAGAGAGCGACGACTACCACCAAATAGCAAGGGGTCGCGTGATAGACAAGCTGCAAAAAATAGCCTACGATACTTATATACAGGAGGTGGACAACGAGGTCGCCACGATAGCTGGCGGACTGCCGGACCCTGCATGGGCCAAGTGGCTGGAGCAGCAGGTGGTGGCGCAAGGTAAGCTGCTGATGGTGGAATCTGGCGAATGCGAAGAGGTAGTATGCGAGGTGCCACTGACGCAGAACATAGTAAGCACTAACAAAGTGAGTATGCGCATAGGCTGCGGGCCTGTAGGCTATGCCACATTTATAGACATAGAGCTGGGCTATAAACTGTAGCCATACCAGGTAACCACCGTAACCATTTTCAATAACTCATAAAATAGACACTATGTTTTTTGATAGTAAAGAGTGTACGTATAAAGACATCGCGCTGCTTATCGCCGGATCGTCTACCAAGAAGGCTCGGGGCATCAAGTACGGCTCCAGCATGGACAAGGAGCTGCTGCATGGACAGGCTGGCGAGATACTGAGCATACAGGAGGGCGACCGTAACTATAGCGGTGAGCTGACCGTGTTGCGCGGTGTGCTGAAGGATATGAACGACGCGGCGAGAACCGCAGGCGGTAAGGATATCCTGGACATGGAGCTGGACATCGTAGTGAAGTACAGAGCCGCGGGAAGTCGCCAGCTGGAGCTGCGCACGCTGGCAGGCTTACAGTTCACTTCCTTCGACGAGGAGTGGCTGCAAGGCAGCAAGTTCGCAGAGATCAAGCTGCCGTTCATATTCCAGGACCTTATATAACCGACTTCTAAGACACACCCGCTGCCCCGCCATAGTGCGGGGTTTGGCGGCAGAAGACATTCACAATTAAAAAAAATCGGTATGAAGAAACCACAACAAGAAACAAAGCGCAAGCCTTTCATAGGCGAAGAGACTCCGGAAGCGATAACAGCCTGGAAGGCGGCCAACCCTGACGGGATTTATGCTTTTGCTATAGATGGCAAGATCATTTACATGAAGCACCCGTCGTTCGAAGAAATCGACGAGTACCACACTACCAGCGAAGGCAGCGAGAACATCACCGACGCATGGAAGAACCTTCTGGAGAACTGCTTCCTCGGCGGCTGTGCTGACCTGAAGGACTCCGTGAAGTACGTGCCCACAATTCACGCTCTTATGAAAAATAAGATCGTGCGCATGGACGTGGAGCTGGTAAACTTATAGACCGTGCGAGAGGTGGCCCGGCGTACGGTCTGCGAGGCTATTACGAAACCCTGATCGAGCGATATGCACCGGGCTGCGATCACCGAGGTTTCACAATACAACAACTGGCGAAGAAGGTGGCTCATATACGCTATATTCTGAAGCAAGAGGAAAAACGGAAATAACAAAGCCCCCACGTAACCGAGATCGGGAGCGAGGGGGCTTTCAACTTAAAGGCGATGGCAAACAGCATTTTTTTTGATATCAAGTTTAACGAGACGCTTAGCGCTGGCTTCCGCCGGATAGGTGGTATCGGTAGCAGTGTCTTTGGTGGCCTGAACAAAAAAATAGCTGATACCAACAAGTGGACGCAGACTGCTACCGGCAGCATTGCGCACATGAATAAGCAGCTGGACCAGCTGAGGAACAAGCGCAATATATCTGTTGATACCAGCGAGATAAAGAAAGCAAACAGGGAGATACAAGCCCTGCAACGCGATATAGACCGGCTGGAGAATGCAGGCACCAGGCGTTCAGGCTCGGGCGGAGGCATTAGCTTGCGTAAAATGGCTGCCGGGATGGCAATAGGTGGCATGCTGGCCAGCGGCGTAGGTGCCGCGGCGAACTTTGCCGTAGACCAGACCCGCAGCGTAATCAGCACCGGCATGGAGGGCGCGGCTACCAAGTCGCAGTTCGGCGTGCTGGGTGGCAAGCAGGGAACGGCGCTGTATGGCGACCTGACCAAATACATACAGGATAGCGTGTGGGGCAATGAGCTGTACGGCAATGCCCGCACCCTTATGAGCTTTGGTGTAGCCACCAAGGACGTAATGGGCGACCTGAAAATGCTGGGCGATGTGAGCATGGGCGACAAAGAGCGTATGAACGCCCTGAGCCTTGCCTTTGCACAGACCACTGCCAGCGGCAAGCTGATGGGACAGGACCTGCTCCAGTATGTGAACGCTGGATTTAACCCTCTGCAAGTAATATCTGAGAAGACCGGCAAGAAGCTGGGCGACCTGAAGGACCAAATGAGCGAGGGCAAGATCAGCGCTGAAATGGTGCGGGACGCGTTTGTGACAGCTACCAGCCAAGGCGGAAAGTTTCACGGCATGCTGGACCAGATGGGTAAGACCCCATTTGGACGGTGGGAGGCTATGAAGGGTAACCTGGAGAGCGCGAAGCTGCAAGCCGGTACGGCGATACTACCAGCGATAAACCGAACGCTTGACATCTTACAAACTAAATTAATTGACAAGCTGCCCAATGCGGTGGATCAGCTGACCCCGTTCCTCAATACTGCATTCGACCGATTTGGCGAGCTGCTGCCAGCCTTCTTCGATACAGGCAAGGCGGTACTGCGTGCACTAAAGCCAATAGGCGACCTGGTGCTGAGCGATAGCGTGCGCGATCTGGCGAAGAGCATGTTATCTCTTACCTCGACCATCCTTACGGACCTGAGGCCAGCTATAACGCTTGTGGCCGGGCTGGCGAAAGGCGCAGCATCTGTTACCGGTGTGGTGGTGCAGGGTGTACAGCAAGACATCGACTTCAAAGGGGCCGCGAAAACGACCAACGACTTCTACTCAGGACTACCAACGTGGGCTAAAAAGCTGAGTGCGGCAAGCTTCCCCGGTACAATGACCGAACAGGGGAAGCTGAAGGAATACATAGATAAGAACTTCGGCGGGATGCAGGACTTCATGAATGCACCCGGCCAGTATGAATACTATAAAAAATATGGCATACTGAACAACGCGATAGGAGGTAGAAGCCTGCTCTCGCCTGTGGCAGATGTGCGCGGGCAGTTCTCCAGCATGTTCATGCGACCTTTTGACCTGCCAGGCGGGCACACAGCGCTGCCGGGAGGGACCGCCAAGAAGGCAATGGCTGCGGCGGTGGACCAGAGCGACGCTATTACCAGCAGCGGCAGCAGGGATATAAAAATCACATTCAAGAACGTAATCGAAAACTTCAACAACTACGGCGGCACAGAGGCTGAGCGCATGGAGAACTTCAGGCATGTGGTAGAGGAGACGGTTATGGACGTATTCAAATCAATACCATCAAGGGGCTAACAATGGCAGAATTTAACCTTACCATATTATTCGAGAACACCTTCGGGACGAAGTCGGAAGCTTTTCAGCCGGAGTTTAGCCGTAACGCTGCGAAGCAGCTTATGGGCAAGGTAGCCTCGTCGCCGTTCTGGGCGAAGAATGTGCTGGGCAGGGAATACTACCTGCCAGCGACCATACGCTATACCGACGAAGACAGCATAGTGCAGAAGTACGACCTGCCGCACCCGGTGATAGCCATAACCAACGGAGCGAAGAAGATAGTGCGCACGGAGCTAACGGAGCGCCGCGGCATGGTGACCGAGCTTGTGAACGTAGGCGGCTACACCATATCTGTAAAAGGCATCATTATCGGCAAAAACAAACAGTATCCCGAAGACGATTTAATCATGCTTCGAAAGCTGTTTGAAACCCGTGCAACGCTGACAATAAGCAATGTGCTTACCGATATATTCCTTGTGCAACCGAACCAAGGGATGGACAATGTGATCATGATGGACCCGAGCTTCCCGCCGGTACCAGGTGCAAAGAATATGTGCGGCTATGAGTTTACGCTGCTGAGTGACGTACCGTTTAACCTTGAAGATATATCGTAATGGCAGAGCTGTGGCTGGATAGTAGAATTACAATAGGCAAGCTGGTATTCTCCGGCGTGCACGATGTTGTCGTGGACAGGAGCCTGCACAACTATACGGACACTGCCAAGATAAAAGTGCCGTCGGTAGCCTTTATATCGAAGGGTCGCCGAGCGATGCCGGTGCAAATGACCACGGGCAACCTATTCACCGACGGGGACCCTGTGAAGATAGAGCTGGGCTATAACGGCAAGCTGCAAACGGAATTTGAAGGCTTTGTGAAGCGCCGCAACCTGAACATGCCGCTGGAGGTGGAGTGCGAGGGATATGTGCGCCAGCTGCGCCTGAAGAGCCTGAGCGTGAACCTGAGCAAGGGCATAAGCGTGAAGAAGCTGCTGCAAACAATCTGTGCCGGTACAGACATCAAGGTGGAGGTGCCGGTGGACTTTACGCTGTATGGGCGCAACCTGATCAATGCCAGCGGCACCCAGATACTGGACGAGATAATGAAATGCAGCGATAATACGCTGGCGGTGTTCTTCAAGGAGCCGCAGCTGCTGTTTTGCGGGCTGGTGTATACCTCTTACATAGCAGGGAGCAAAGTATTTGACCAGCCGCAGGTGAAGTACCGCCTTGGCTGGAATACGCCAAAGGAGAATGGGCTGAAGGAGCGCATACCTGTAGAGCGCGTGCAGGTATTCATAAACGGCAAGCTGGCCACCGGCGACGCGGTAAGGACACAGAGCGACGACAAAGCAGCAGCCCGCAAGGTGCAGAGCCTTATGAATAACGTGCATGATGTCGGAATGCTGAAGCAATTCGCCAACGAGAAGGCCAACCATATGAACTATGCGGGGTATGAAGGGAAGCTGACCGCGTTCCTTACGCCATTTGCGCTGCCGGGATATACGGCTTACGTGGCAGATGCGCGATACCCTGAGCGGGACGGGGAATACATAATTGAGAGTACGAGCGTGCGGTACGGACTAGATGGCGCAAGGCGCATAGTAGAGCTGGGGCCAAGGGTGGGAAGTATTTAAACAGTGTAACCATGAGCAAAAGAGCCAAGGAATTAGGGGCGGAACTGCACCGGATCGTCGGGCCGAGTGCCCCGGCGATACTTACCGGCAAGGTAGGCTCAGCCAGTATAAGCGATAAGAGCTGCACGGTAACGCTCACCGGACATGATAGTGCAACTGAGGGAGTGACACTGAATGTAAAGCTGAACAATAGCAACGGGGTGCTGATGGTGCCCGCCAACGGTGCCGACTGCCTGGTGGCTGATGTGGACGGCAGCGGCAGGCTGGAGTTACTGAAGGCCAGTGCTTATACTAAAATCACATTGACCGCAGGCAATACCGTTCTGGATATGGACGGGACCAAGTTCAAGATCAATGCTGCCGGTGAAACCATGTACCACCTGCTGAAGGACATTTTGAAAACGATATCGGAAATCACAGTCTCAACAGGCACAGGGCCAAGCGGGACCCCTATTAACACACTTGTAGCAGGGGCAAGTGGCAATACCTTCACCTCGCTGCTGGCGAGATTAGAATACTTATTAACCGAATAATATGTCTTTAGACGTAGCAGCATTAAAAGCGCATTTAAAAGAGGCTTTTCTGGCCAACATTCCCGCTCCGACAGCCGAGCAGGATGCAGCGGTGGATAGTCTCGCAGAGCATATGGCTATTGCGGTAGACGCTTTTGTGGGCGGTACAGGGACCGGGACCGGTGGCGGCGGAGCTTCGTGGTATAGCGGAGCGGGAGCGCCAGCGCCTACGACAGGCAGTTCGGGAGACTACTATCTGGATACAGCCTCGGGCGATGTGTACGCCAAGACAACGGGATGGGGCACAGTGGGCAATATACGCGGGCCAATTGGAGCAACCGGAGCGACAGGCGCTACCGGTGCCGATGGCGCTAACGGCTCCACCTGGTACAGTGGCAGCGCTGGCCCGGCAGGAGGTGCAGGCATAGACGGCGACTACTACTACCGCACCGCTACAGGGGATATATACAAGAAGGTTTCCGGTACATGGGGTACAATAGGCAATATCACAGGCCCAACGGGAGCCGCCGGTGCTGCGGGCACTAACGGCACCAATGGTACCAACGGCGCTACATGGTACAGCGGCAGTGCAGCACCGGCAGGAGGTACAGGCGTAGATGGGGATTTTTATTTCCGTACTGCTACTGGTGACGTATACAAAAAGGCGGCGGGCACATGGTCTACAATTGCCAACATTATAGGCCCACCGGGTGCCACAGGCGCGACGGGAGCAGCTGGAACGAATGGCACTAACGGCACCAACGGCTCGACCTGGTACAGTGGCAGCACTGTACCGGCAGGAGGCACAGGCGTGGACGGGGATTATTATTTCCGTACCGGCACGGGCGATATATATAAGAAGGCTTCCGGCTCATGGTCGACAATTGCCAATATCACAGGCCCAGCGGGCACCGGAGGAGGTGGCACTCCAGGGGGAGCTGCAAAGCAGGTGCAATTCAACAATGCAGGATCATTCGATGGAGCTTCGGAAGTGCTTATTGATACCGACGACAGGCTGGTGCTCAATAGTACTACAAATACCGCCGCAGCTCCGGCTGCCGGTGGCGTGAAGCCCTACTCGTCGAACAGGACCGGCGTAGACGAATTGCGCGTCTCTCAAGGCCTTGGTGGGGACTTCCCTTTGCAGGCAGGATTGGGGCATAAGATAACAGGCATGGTATTTCCCGGCGTTAACGCATTTGCTGCATACAATATGTGGACCGCATCTTTTATTGGTTCTGTTGGTACTGGATTAACAGTCAATAAAGCATACGATGCAAGTAACATGCAGCCCAATTTTACAGTGCTGAAGTATACAAGCACTGCGGCCACTAACGTGGCGGCGGAGCTTTATATGAATAACAACGGCAGGGCTGCGCTCGTAGGCAATAACGCTATAGGAGGAGGCGGGGCCAAGCTTGTTATCAACTTTTGCCTGCCGACCTACGCGTCGACTCAGCGCATATACATGGGGTATATTACTTCCAGCGGAGCGATAACCCTTACCACTGACCCGAGCACGGTGGTCAATGCCGTAGGTATCGGTAAGGGCACCGCGGACAGTACATTCCAGATATACAATAACGATAGTTCGGGAGCCGCGACGGTGACCAATACCGGGATAGCACCTAACGCAAATGATATATACAGGGCGACAATCTACTTCCCGTCTAATTCGAATGTATTCTTTGTGACACTTGAAGCATTTAGTAAGTCGTCGGTAACTGTATTCAACAGCGGAGGGATAGCAACCAATATACCAGCAGCGGGTACACTGTTGAACATGCACACGGCGGTAGGTACCGCAGGCGTGGCGACAGCTGTAACGCTGGGCATAATCAGCATTTACGAAGAACAATATTAGATACCATGAAGAACATAGCGCCGATAGTATATACAACAGGTGGACCAACAGCAACGAGGCTAAGAGTGTGGGGTCTAAACGACACGTACGGGGATACGGCGGGACCGCTTACCGGCCAGTGCGATTTTGGGTGGCAGCTGATCACAGAGGAAGGCGAGGTCGCCGACAGTGGCCAAATAAACTGCTCAGGAAGTGATTACGCAGGATGGGCAGGCGATAACAATTTCCCATACACATGGGTCGCGGCTAATCTATCTACCCCATTAACGATAATACCATAATACTAAGATCATGGCGAAGGAAATGATAGATATAAAGCTCACTGCGGACGAGGACCTGGACTTTGTGGCCGGGGACTTCAAAGGCGTGGAGAGCACGAAACAACACCAGCAGCAGCTTGTGTTGAATGGTCCCGGCGACTTTAAAGAAAACCCGACCATTTGCGTAGGCGCTGAGGACTACCTCGACGACGAGAACCCGCAGGAGCTGCTGCGCAAGGTATCGCTGGAGTTTGCCAGGGACGGCATGAACACAACGATAGAACAGAAAAACGGACAGATAATAGCAAAAGGCTCATACATATGATAACCGCAAAACCGAACCAGAGCATACTGGACCTGATCATTATGTCAACGGGCAGCGTAGAGGCTGGCATGGCATGGTGCCTTGCCAATAATGTGGCGATATCGAGCGTGCCAACCGTGGGGACGGAGTTTGCCGTGCCGGACGATGTGGTGGCCGCAGGCGATGCTGCTGCGCTGCGCTATATAGTGGAGAACAGGGTGCAGATAGGCACAGCCAACGTATCGGTGCCACCATCACCGCCGCCGATCCTGACAATGGGCATACTGCTTTACCCAGATATGAAGTTTGTGCCGGATGGCAGCTTTGACCCATATGCGACCGGGTACTACCAGTTTTTTATGCGCTTTGGCGATAACTGGAGCAACAGAAACGACCTAGTATCGGATTACCTGAATACAAATGCGGTGCAGTATGCAAAACTGAATTCTTACACAGGTTCCGGTACATATCCTATCGGGACGCAGGCCTCCGTTACTCCTATGCCGGACAGGAATATCCCGTATCAAATACCCGCTGCTGTCCCCGGGGACATTATGATGGTTTGGTGGGTACAAGACGGAACGGACTGCATGCTATTTGAAGATATACTCGGTAACAGGGCAGTGAGCAAGCCTCTTCTGCTCCTGAAGAAGACCAGCAATACACAAATAGCGACCATTTTGCCGCAGATCGATATAACTGTGGTGGAAGCAACAGAAGACTCTGTGACGCTGTCGCTGTTTGGCAGTGCGCCGACCTCGGTGGCGGGGGTGGACCTTAGCATCGACAGTATGACTTGGTTCGGTGATCTGTTGGGGGCAATAGAAGACCCTGCTCACCCTGGAGATATACGCTACCGACTTATAACTATAGACGTTGCAGACGTGTATGTCTTCGGCCTCAATGTCTTCTACATGAATAACACAACTGGAAGAGTGCTGCCGTCGTGCTCGATATCGGTGGCGATAGAAATAGCTTAATTACTAAACAGTCAAAAGCAATAATAATGGCAAGGACAATAGCACAGATACAAGCATCGATCATAGCGGCGAAGGAAGCCGACCCCAACCTTGCGGCGCTCACCAGTACGAGCCGCGTGGCCATATGGAGGCTGTGGACATGGATAATAGCTGCGGGCATATGGGTGCACGAGAGTCTCTTCGACGCTCACAAAGCAGAGGTGATGGCAATCATTGCAGCAGACAAACCACATACGCTGGCGTGGTATGTGAACAAGGCACTGGCCTTCCAGAAGGGTATTGCCCTGCCGGATGGGAGCGACGTATATGCCGTGGTGCCACCGGTAGACCCGACCGTGCAGATAGTAGCCTACGCTGCGGCTGTAGAATTTGACACTTATATACGCATGAAGCTGGCGAAGGTGGTGGCTGACGACCTTGCGCCGCTGACCGATGCCGAGCTGGGGGAGTTTGGAGTATATATGAACCGCGTGAAGGATGCAGGGGTGCGCTTTGACTATACCAGCGATACGGCTGACGACCTGCGCACTCACCTGGTCATATATTACGACCCTCTGGTGCTGGACTCTACCGGTGCCCGTATTGACGGCACTTCACCTACTCCGGTGAAGGACTTCATTAAACAATGGCTGAAGGTGCAGCCGTTCAATGGTCTGTTTGTGCTGAACAATATGCTGGAGGCTATAACGAACGGAGTGGAAGGCGTGCTGATCTGCCGCGACTTCCTGACACAAGCCCGCTACGCTGCGACACCGTTCACCACCGTGACGCATGAGTATTTGCCGGACTCGGGATACCTGAGGCTGGACGAGTTAGACTTCACGACTTATAATTCTTACGTACCACACGAACCAATATAACTATGGGCTTCTTCGATATAGATTACCCCGCATTTGTAGAGCGCTCCATGCCTGTGCGGCTCAGGAAGGATGCGCATAAAAGCTGGCTGAATGCTCTGCTGGCTCCATTGCGCGAACTGTACGCGCTTTTCACCGCTTTCCGTGCCGCCAACCTGTACAGGCTGGCCCATAATGGGCAAGTATGCAAGCTGGAGGCAGTGCTGAACGATGCCTTCGACAATACGCTGCGCCGGATATACATAACCGACGGCGATTATATCGACCCGCTGGCTATCTATCTGAAAATAGAGGAGAACGACGTGCCGCTGGCTCTGGACAGTGAGCTGCCGGTGACCGACTACGATGCGCCCCTCTACCTGTACACGGCAGCAGAGGAGGCTATTATGAGCTTCCTGTTCATAGTGCACATACCTGTAGGCATTACCGGAGCAGGTTACGACGAGGTGCGGCTGCGTGCGCTGGTAGACAAATACCGCCTGCCGAGCCGAAAATATTACGATGTAGAAACCTTTTAAAAGCACTTTCAAACCACTTTTTTATGAGCAAAAAATTCGATTTCACAAAGACGGGCGGCTTCCCACTGGATCAGGACCGGCTGGACTTTATGCAAAATGCTTACTACGAGCTAGTAATGGGATTGTCGCGGGCTTCGGGCCATAGCGTCGGCCCGTATTCGATGGGCGGGGCTGAGGCTTCCTTCCCGACAATAGATGCCGCTGCACTGACAAAGGGCCTGATATTCTACGACGACAAGGTGCTGGTTATCGGTACTGACCTCGGCATAAGCGGCATGGCTGGAGGCGATGAGGCTTATATCATAATTAACGACAATAATGCGTCGCTCGTGTATAAAGACACGACTTCGAAGGAGGTGCAGCTGGACAACTACTGTACGATTGAGGGATTGCCGAGCGGTACTTCGAACGACTCGACGCGGTTCAGGCTGGCCGATCTGAAGCCTTACGGCAGGGAGCGGGATTGGAGCGACCTTTCGAGCACATTCACTGGATCGATATTGGGCACGGCTGAGTACAAGAAGGTAATGCTTACTAACCAGGTATTACTGCGCGGCAACTTCGGACCGAATACAGCGTCGACATTTACGGGCAGCTATGTTACATCGGCTACCATTCCCAATGGCTACTGGCCATCTCAGGAGATCAACTTCGTAGCGGCTGTGGCCATCGGATTTGGAGTAATGGAGGACACAGGCAAAGACTATCTCAGGCAGATAAATTGCAAGATATTACCCACTGGTGAGCTGCAAGTACAATGGCTAAATAGCGCCACGACGGTTGGATATAACGTCGAGTTCGATATTAGTTACACAATGGATTAATAGTGGCTATGTTATAAAGTACAAGGAGGGCGATATGCCCTCCTTTTTATTTTAGGTTGTAAGGGTTGGGAAATAGTACCGGCAGCTTTTTGCCCTGTAGCTGAAGGGCTGCGAGGTATTGCCGGACCTCTTCGCTCTCTTCAGGGAGCTGCTCGTATAATATTTCGACCATGAAGGTGCGGAAGGTGTGGTTACATAACTTCCACAGGTGGTAATTGAATTTACCCTCGTCGGTAAGCGGGGTAAAACGAATGCCCTGAAAGCGCCATTTCCCTCTCCACGGTTTCTCCAGCATACGCAGGCTGATCTTGTAATAAGGCATAGCGCAAATTAATACCGCGAAGCGTGACAAGCTTCGCGGTAGGCAAATATGTGGGTATCTTATGCTAATTGGTTACTTCTGACGGTAATACAGATAGTAGCCGTTGTAGTATGTATCGTGAGCCAAAAGGGTATCTGTGGCCAGCTGGGTGAATGTGTAGTGCCCATTGAATGCAGGAATGAAGGCGGAAAGGTTGGGGCGGCCCGGTAAGTCATGGAGGTCGAACGGCGTATACTGGTAGGCCATCCATACTGGCGGATTATACCGGAGAATGCCTCCTCCCCACGGCGGCTTATTCATTTGGAGGCTGTCCTGGTCAATGTGCAGGATATGCTTTTGGTTGGTTGTGCTGATCCAGGTGGGGCCAACAATCTGCGCAGATGCCATGCAGGCGGTACCCAAAAAGGGTAATAATAGTAGTTTTTTCAAGAGTGTGGATTTAGGATAACAAGAGCAAAAGTATGTTAAAACATGCTGTTATTATAGCCCTTTAAAGGTGCTTTAAAGTGGCATTTTGGCAGCTTTTTGGGCCTGTTTTTCTGTAGGGTTGAAAATTATACGCTTTGTTTGCGTTTAATAAACGGTTTGTTTTCGCGCTTATAGTAGCAACCCCTATCATCA